ATCGAACTAGGCGGTAGGTTACGACAGATCATCCCTGGACCGATCTACCACTGGTTTGTCGAAAGTCAACCGATGTTCTACCTTGAAAAAGCAATTTACCGAACCACCGAAGAACTCAGCCTCGAAAACTCGCGAACTGAGATCCTTGCTGACCACGAAGAAACACGCAAACGTACAATCGAACATCGGACCACTCTGTGCTCCGACTACGCTGACTTTAACTATCTGCACACCATCCGAGACATGAAGAAGTTCTGGATTGACATCTTCAAGAAAGCCGGTGACGCACTATCCGGACCTGGTCCCTGGAATGGAGTCAATTACGCCGGCCACGTCTCAAGATGCGCTTCATGGGCCGCTTCTTCTCTCGACGCAATGTTCGTCCGGGAAGTCGGCTCCGACGGTCGCCTCAGACGCGTCTTACGCGGACTTTGGTCGGGTTGGCGCACTACTAGCTCGATCAACAACGCAAACAATTTTGCCTACGACATCACCATGCGTATGCAATACGAAGACGCGATGGGTTACGATCCGATCATTAAGAAACGAGGCTCAGGTGACGACGGTAATATGGCTGTTCGGACGCGCGCCGATGCCCTATTCTACCTCAGACATCTAACGATCGCTGATCTAGATGTGCAAGCTAGCAAACAACTAGTCTCACACGACACCGCCGAATTCCTACGAATCTGGTATACGAACGGTGGTATCAGCGGTTCTCTGGCACGGTCCATGGGATCATACGTCTCATCCGATCTCCAAGCCCCCTTAATCGAATCAGGTCCGGACTACGTTATAGGATCGAGCTCCGCCACGACACTCCTCATCAGACGAGGCTTTGACCCCGTCGAAGCCGAACTAATACGGGATAACATCTGCGGACAGTGGTCAGAGGTGAAATACACCGACGCTGCCGGTACCCAGTACGCCACGCGTGTCAATGACCTCCGGCTACTATACGCTCCCGTCGAACAAGGTGGTTTCGGATTGCACCGATACTACGAAGATCACACTTACCGGCTCGCTTCCACTAAGACTTGGGATACACCTCGTGTCCTATGGGAAGTAGAGGGCGCGGACCACATAGGAGCTAAAGTGATGTTTGCCAATATTTGGGGCCGGTTCGAGAACTGCAACATCAACACCGACCCGCTCGTGCGCATGTATCGAGACATCGTCTCATCCATGTCAATCGGAGTGGATACGGTAGCCAACCGACCTGCTATGAACCTCGTCGCTAAAGCAAAATACGAACATATTTGTTGGCTCAACAAGGTGCAACCAATCATGATCGACGACGAACCACCGTCTGTCGGCATGAACGAAAACCTTCTCCGCCAAGCGTTCGATGACTTCATCCGAACGGCTGACATGCGCGTTAAAGCTATCGATATACCCAACCTAGAAGAAGAGAAAGCTCGTGAGATCTCAAGAGCACTTGGACTCGCGGCCATATCACCCCACATAATTAAAGAAGCTGTCGACGCGACAACAGGCGAACCAATCACCATTACCGAAATGATCAGACGTGCTCGAGATAAAGAGAAACTCAACCTGCCAATTTCCCCACGAGGCCACCTCGCACTGTT